ATTTGAGTTAAGCGAAGCGTTGCATCATCTAATCCTAATTGTTTACCAAATTGCATACGCAATCTTTCGGGCTGTTTCCGAAGTTGGTCAATTATTTCTTTAAGCAATACCGATGTTTGTTTGATTTTTCCGTTTGAAGCTGGACTAATACCTAATATGCTAAGTATTCCAGTGGTGTTCGGGTCTCCATGTACAATAGCATTATTAATTCTATCGTATAACCCTTTAATTGTTCCATTGAATTGTTCAGCTGTACCACCAACACGCATTACAGCTTGTTGCCATGTTCCTAATGTAGTAACATTTTCATTAATTGATTGAGATAATAACTTAAGATTAGCGCCAGTATTAGCAAAACTTTCAATAAGATTTTTAGCAACATTTAAACCAAAGCCAGTAGTCAATACACCTAATGCGGCATTAAGTTTATCGCTAATATTTTTAGATAAATCGCCAATAGTATTTTCAACTTGTTTTGCTGAGCTTGATAATTGCTTAACATCAAACCCAACGCCAATCGTTAATTTACTTATTTCATCAGCCATCTTGTGTATTGTCTTCTTCTAAAACTCTTTGATTATAGTTATCAGTATGAATAACATCTAGCATAGCTAAGCATTCATCATATGTATAATATTCTTTAATCTCGCGTAATGTTGCTAATTTATTACTTATTAATATTCCAAAAATT